TCAAAAGCGCGCGCCGACGATTTCTGTGTAACGCCCGCTCGGGCGCACCGCGATCTGCGATGGGCACTTGAGCCGCTGCGATACGGCCAGAGCTTCATCAACACCACGGGGAAGTGGCAGCCCCGGTGCTCGGTTTGCCCACCAGCTCGCAGCCTTTTGCCGCGCATAGCCCTGGTGTTCAATGCAAACCCATTCGCTGTGGGAACTCAGTCCACTCCAGTAATCAACTCGAAGTGACGGCGGCTTACCAGTCTTGTCGTGCCGGGCATAGCTGACCCGTGTCACGGGCACCCACTCGGGTGGACCGCCAGAGAGGATGTCCAAAGTGCTGGCTTTGGCGTCAATCTTGATTTGCGGCTCCGGAAACATGTGGCCACAGTCGGGGCACTGACGTACCGCCGCGTGCACGATGCTGTCGCACTCAGGGCAGGCTTTGGTGGGCGCATCGCCGTCTTCACCCGCTTTGGGTGTCTTGGGCTTGATGGCGTCAATGGGTCCGTGGCGCGCAATGTTCCCGGCAAAGTCGAGCACCAAGCAGTCGGTCTTGCCCGGTGCAAGGCGGCAGCCACGACCAACGATCTGCACATACAAGCCCGCCGACTTGGTCGGGCGCAGCATGGCAATCAGGTCTACCGCAGGAGCGTTAAAGCCTGTCGTCAAGACATTGGCATTGGTCAGGCACTGAATTCGTCCGGCCTTGAAGTCATTGATGATCGCTTCGCGCTGGGCGCTGGGCGTATCGCCCACAATCGTCTCGCAGGTCACTCCTCTGCTGCGCACCGCATCACGCACGTGGTACGCATGGTCCACGCCAGCACAGAAGATCAGCCAGCTTTTGCGGTTTTTTGAGTACGAGAAGATTTCATTGACTGCGCTTTGTGTGATCGCGTCCTGGTCAATGGCCGCTTCCAAATCCTTCGGGATGAACTCACCGCCGCGTGTACCCACACCAGTGAGGTCAATTTGCGTTGCCATGCGTTTGGAGATCAGTGGCGAAAGGTAGTGGTCATCAATCAACTCGCGCACCGAAACCTCGTAGGCGATGTCAGTGAAGATGGCCTCACTACCTTCATGCAACAACCCAGAGTCAAGGCGGTATGGCGTGGCCGTCAGACCAATCACTTTGAGCATGGGGTTAATGCGCTTCAAGCCATCAAGAAACTTGCGGTACATCGTGTTTGAGGAGCGCGGGATCAAATGAGCTTCATCAATCAACACCAGATCGCACTGCTGAACGTCATACACACGCTTGTGAATGGACTGGATGCCAGCAAACAGAATCTGTGCACGGATCTCACGCTTCTTAAGACCTGCTGAATAAATCCCTGCCGGGGCTTGCGGCCAAAGCTTTTTGAGTTCGGCAAAGTTCTGTTCAATCAGCTCACGCACATGAGTCACGATCAGGATGCGCTGATCTGGAAAGGCTTTGAGCACGCCTTCAACAAAGGTGGCCATGACGAGGGACTTGCCGCCAGCGGTGGGAATGGTGATCAAGCAGTTTCCGGCGTGTGCTTCGTAGTAACGATAGATGGCATCGATCGCGGCGGTTTGGTAGGGGCGAAGGGTTATCACTTTTCATTTCTCCTTTGCTTTGCATGCAGGGCCAGGTGTTCTCTGGCCGACATGACAGCGAGGTTTTCAGGTGCGTTGTTGTGTTTGTTTTCATCCAAGTGATGGACGTGCTCATCCGTGCGCAATGGTCTTCCCACCATGTCTTGCGCAACGACGCGGTGCTCGTGGCGGCCGAAGAGTTTTCTATAGGTCGATGGCTTAACAGTTGGAAAACGCTGGCGCTGGGCCTCGCGGTTATTGGCCCGCCGAATTTCCTCTGGCGTCACGTAGGCAGGATCGCCCCATCTGCGCAGCCTTTGCGCATGCATCCCGCAATAGCCAAGGCCGCCTTTTTCAGTCGTTTGCTCACAGCCCTCGTGTCGACACCTCTGGGCTGGCTTGGCTGCGCTGCGCATTCGCAGTGACGACAACTCGCGCGCCAGGCATCCGCAGGACTGAACCGAACGGGCCGTTAAGTTGCCTTTGGCTGCCAAGTGAAGATTGCCGCAGTCGCACATGCAGACCCATAAGATGTCGCCGCTCCTGGAACGGTTACCACTATCGCCAAGAACGACCAGTCGTCCGGCACGAAAATCTGTCAGGTCACGTCTATTGGCCATGCCCGCCTCCCGCGTGCTTGTTCAAACCGGCATCGCGCCAGCGCACTCCGTTGGTAAATTCGTAATCAACCCAGTCGTCACCTGCATCGACTTGCGTTGCAGGGACAAGTGGCGGCAAATACAGGTGCTGCTCACAGCCGGTTCGCTGATCTACTTCGGTCAGGCGCTTTTGATGCCGGTCGCAATGCCAACCACCATCCACGGGTGTTGAGTGCAGGCAAGTACGGCAATTGATCGCAGGTGCCACCACGCTGTTGCCGCTTGCATGGCAAACCGGTGCGTGGTCACACATGCGGCACTGGTACCAACTGGGGTCCTCGCTGATGCGTGGCAGTGGGGTTTGGGCGAAGATGATTCGCCGGGCTTTTTCCAGAAGAAGTTCCGCATAAGTGACATCTGCCTCAACGCGTTCGACATGAAGGTCATCGGTGTCCTTGTTCACAGCCAAGTACATCGCTCGGGTAATGCCCATCAGGTGCATGTAGATTTGCATCTGGGCAAAGTGCTGCGGCTTGGACTCACGCACCTTCTTGGCCACCAGATCGCCAAAGCTCTTGTTGGAGTGCGTCTTGAACTCCAACACGTGCCAGGCTTTGGGTGCTTCAAGCAAATTGATGGCAAGACCGTCAAGCGAGCCACCAAAGTGGCCGCCATGGGCCTGCACTCGAAACTGACGCCCGGTCTCGGGATCGACTTCGAGCACGGTTGCACCGGTGCGACGAAGGTTCAACACCAGACGTGCTTCCTCCAGTTGACCGGTTTCAAACAAGCGCAACAACCGTCCTGGGTGCTTGCTGCGCGTGACCCACCGAAAGTCGTACCAAAGCGCACGCTCGCATTCCTTGCCAATCAGGGACGCGCCAAGGTGGCTGCGAAACCCGTCACTGGCATCCGCTTCATAACCAGAGAAGATCGCCTCGCGGGTGAGGCTCGTGATGGCGGGCAGTTCAGCCATGGTTTCCCCCTTGGCTCGCGTGCAAGTCACGCGCACGCTGCACCAGGCCTGCCCACTCCTGGTCATTGCAGTTTTCGCGCACCACTTCAATCAAGGTGTCTTTGAAGGCATCACGGTGCTTGGGCGCAGCGCGTTTATCAAAGGTCGCAAGATGTGCCATCACCTGCGCCAGTTCCTGCTGCTTTAAGCGCAGCGCGGTTTTGGCGCGGTGGAACCAGGCAGCATCAAGCGTCTTTTTCTCCGACTGCCGCCGAATATCGGTTGTGGCAATCTGGATGCGGATGGAGGCAATCTCGCCTTGCAGCGCTGCCATCCGTTCTCGACAGCCCTGCGCTGAGTCCGGCAGGTGCACCGCCTCGGGCGTACCTTGATGCAATGTGAAGTGTTCGTGCATGCAGTGGGACCTCAGGCCTGACGCTTCCAGGGCAGTCCGTTGGCAGCAGGCGTTGCCGTAGCCACGGGGGGACGCGCTGGGGGATTGGCAGGACCGGTGCTGAATGTCGGTGCGTTGGCAGCCTGGCCGCCGCGTGGCAAGTAGCGGACAGAGTTGCTCTCGCCGTACATGCCCTTCGGAGGTCTCACACGCACATCCGCGATCAAGGGGATGAGGTGCAATTGCTCGGAATTACCGACCTGCAACTTACCCACGGCACGGCAGATGGAGGACAGCGTGCGCTGTGCGATTTGCACGGCATCCGCATTGGCGTTGATGAGGTTCAGGCGGTCAAAGAGCTTGCGCCCTGCGTACTGCCCCTCAATGACATCCACCTCAAGGTAGAGGTACTGACCCAGACCGTCCTTGGTTGCGCGCATTTCGCTGGCAACGATTTGGGCCAGGTATTTACCGGGTGGCAGAACGTCGTAGCCGCTGCTGGGCTCGATGGAGGATGCGTCGAAAGTTTGTCCGAATGAAGCCATGGTGATTTCTCCTATTTCAATTTCAGGTGGTGAGGTTGGTGGGGGTGACTGGGATGGCGATCAACATGGGCTTGATCACATCGGGCATGGCCTGGGCAAATGACTGCCAGTCCAGTGGCAGGGTCTCGGGCAGGCCATAGCGGTTCTTGGCCAGAAAAGCTGGGCGCTCGGCGGTATGAATCACCCGTTCGCCCGAGCCCATGGCACGGTTAACTTTTTTGTTGAAGCCGACATCGGCCTTCACGGTAGAGATGCGGTAGTTGGCAAACAGCACGATGTCCGAGTGCTCCTGCATCAGCGCCGCTGCGCGGGTGTGCAACTTGATGACGTACCGGTCGTAAGGGTCGTGCTCCGGCGAGTCAAAACGCTTGATGTCGGTATGCGCGATTTGCACCACCGTCATGCCACGGTCGTCACGCAGCGCATTCAGCCCATCGATGTACTGACGCCACAGAGTCAATGCGGCGACGTACCCTTTGCCATAACCGGCGTCTTCGATGGATCCCCATCCGTTATCGCGGCAGGCCTTGCCCCAGACCAAGGGCTCGAGCCAGTCAACGCTGTCAATGACCACGGTTTTGAAGTCATGGTCCTCGGTATAGAGCGAGGCCAGTGACTCCAGCACTTCCTCAAAAGTGCGGGCCAGTGGGAAGTTGGCTGCCGGAATTGTTCCCAGACCGTCTTCCGTTTGGACGAACACAGGGTTGTTGGCTTCTGCGGCGAAGGTGGTTTTACCAACCCCAGCAACACCGTGAATCAGGATGCGGGGTGGCTTGGGCGCATTGGCGCGGGTGAGTTGTGCAAGTGAGATGGCCATCAAAGACCCCCACCAAAGTGACTGTCGTTGGCAGCGTCGGGAATGACGCCGGACTTGATTTGCTCGAGCTTGTAGCTGGGCTTGCCGGTTTTGAGCGTGCGTGCAGGCTCGAATAAATCTCGGATACCAGGAGGCCAGGCGGTGTACTTGGACTCGGCAACTTTGATCTCGATGCCGACGTAGTTCTCTGGGTCCTCTCCCCACTTGCGCAGGGCTTCCACGGCTTCTTTGAGCTTGACCTGGTTGTATTCAGGGCGTTTGGGCAAATCGGCGACGACCAAGTAGCCGTCGACCTCAAAGCGCACCGTGCCGGTGGACTTGCCAGCCTCTTGGCGAAGCTGCTGGGCATGCCCGCCCAGTCGGTTGTGCAAGGTGGACTGCAATGCGTTGAGGTACAACGCAGCAGTGTCTTTGGCAGCGGTGACCTGCTTGATCATCCGGTCAAGGTCTGTCAGTGGGAGCTTGTCGAGCTCATTCATGTAAAGCTGGCCTATTTCATCCAGCACGTCGGGTTCGGCAGTCATGGGTTCTCTTTCTTTCAGTGGGGCATGCGGTTGCTGGGAGCCATCTGCGCAATACGCAGCTGGGTACGGATTTCGGGGGGCTTCAGAGGGGAGCTGGAGCGCATAGCCAGGTATCGGTAGTGGTCTTCGCCGACCTTTTGGCTAAAGAGGTGCACAAGGCCAAGCTCACAGGCGATCCAGGCGCGGCGGGCGACGGAGTGGATACGGGCGCGATCTTTGGTGGTCAGGTCGCTGTTGGTCTCTGAGCGGTCCCTCAGCAGCAGGCCCTCGTGGTACTGAATGCAATGACCAACCAGTGCGCTGGCGACCCAGTCACACAGGTTGGTCTCGGACAGCTTTTCAATGGGGATGTAAACAGGCTGCAGCGCTGCGCGGCCAATATCAACACCCAGACCCAAGTGGCTGCGTGAGGTTTCAATCAGGTCGTTTTTGTAAATCATCAAATCTCCGGGCGTGAGTTGGCCTACCACCGCTGCCCAAGGGGGCGCGGAGTTTGCAGGTGTTAAAGGTTTTTACTGAGCGAGGTGACTGTTTTTCTCAGCCACCCCGCGATCGGTCAGGCGGCAGTCCTGATGCCGAACATGCGAAGGTGCATTTCCAGTTCGGTCACACGGCGGTAAAAGGTGGCGGTGGACATACCGCAGGCTTTGGATGCCGTCGGGAGGTCCTGGTGCGAAGCAAGCAAGTCCAAAAGTTCAGCTTGTTCTTCGCTCATGTGCGCCATCGCGGTCTCCAGGTCGTGGAGAGTGTTGGAGTTTGAAAAGAGGTCGTCGTCACCATCAAACCATTGAGATCTGTAATGGGCTTCGCTTGAACCGATCGGCGCGGCATCGTCGTCATTGGCCGCGTCCTGCGTCTCGTTCATACCTTGGCGTGCTCGGCTTATGTTGACGATTTCCAGCGTGTCGACGTCTTCACCCGAGGCAAAGGTCAGGCGCTCTCTATCTGTCTTGCGGGCCTTGAGAAATTCGGCGGTGCGGTGCTCGGATACAAAACCGGTAAACGTTCCGGGGCTGCCCTTCTCGGGATTAAATTGAGCTTCACGCTCCAGCAGGTCAAGCAAGATGTCCTGATACAGGTCTTCCCGCTCCGAGGTGCTCAGTTGGGCAGAAACCGCTGCCCTGTATGTGCGGGTCTTGGCTGCATTGATAGCAGCGCGGAAGTACGGGTCGTTGGCGGCATCGCGGATGATGCGGGGACTGCGCATGGCAGTCGTGTATGAAGTATTTTCCTGTCCGTCTTCGAATTGCAACATGTAATTTCCTTTTTCGTTTTCGAGTACATGAAGCCATTGGACCGGGGTTACTTCATGAAAGCACCGCAACTGCGGGAACCGCGACCGCAACTGCGGTAGCAGGTTATGTATTTGAATTACTGGTCAAGGCTCTTTTTGGCAGCTGCAAATTTTTCTTCCAGCGTCCGCTGTGTGATGCCGGGTTTCTTGAAATTGGCCATCAACTGATCGATCAAGGCAGACTGACTCCGGAAAACAGAATGTGGATTTCCTGACGGGGCCTTCATCAGAAATAAGGCCACCAATCCGCCAATGATGTTCAGGTAGGTAGTCTCGGCTCTTAGCCCAAGGTCTTTGGCAGGCTTAGTCTCGTCAGTGAGTTTTGCTTTTTCAAGGACCAGCTCGTCCCGCTCGCTTCTTAACTTACGATACTCATCTGCCGCTTTTTCAAGTCGCGCCCGCAAACCATCACGCTCAGCCTGCAATGCTTGGTAGGCATCTTTATTGATGGCTGTATGGGTGTTGCGCTCGATGTCGTCAAACAAAAAAGCAGGCTTGTCAGACGGGAACTGCGCCGCAATCCAGTCCTTGAGGTGTTGCCGGGAAATGTGACGTCGCTCTGCGGCAACGTTGTCATTGGTCGGCACGACCTTTCCGTTTTCCCTGCTGCACGGCAGAAGTCCGGTCACGATCGCGTCGTGAATCGCCCGGCACCTCGGCTCCAGACAGTTGATGTAGGGGTGCTTCAGAACGCCTCTTGCGACTTCCGTGGACAGCGCAAGGTGTTCTTCCACTTCTCCTGGCTCGATGCCACACCACAAAGCAGCAGCAACCGGCACGCGGTACACCGTGAAGTAGGACTGGACCGCTTCACAACTGTCGTTTTCCCATGTTTTTTTCATATTTGTCTCTTTTCATTTATGTGCCTGTGGTGGCGCTACGGTTATGTTGACTTGCTGTCCTCGGCGGGCTTTGCGGGTTCCATGTCGCTTGCGCCAATAGCGATGGCACGAGTCTGCAGTTCCCTAAACATGCCCGCCTGAATGCGATCCTTCAGGTTCCATACCACCTTGTGTGGGTTGAAGAGCAATACATAGTGGTGCGCGCCTGTGGGGCCTTCCTTGGCATCAATGAAGCCCAGCTCAACCAGGGAGCGCATGCGGTCTTTCCACGTGCTCAGTGCCCGCTCGCCGGTAAACCCGGACTCAAACGCCAGGGTCATCGGGTTGTCGATGGCCAGCAGCGATTCGTCAAAAGTGCGGCACCACAACACGAAAAAGACCATGCCTGCCGGTTTGTTCTTGGTCAGCGAGTCGATGATGTTCATGATCAAGGGCATCGTGCGGGGGATGGTGGTGAAGCCCTTGACCAGTTTTCGGTTCCAGAGCTTGTCATCGTCCAGGTCAGGCCAGCAGCTATCGCGCAGAGCTTTGGCCTTCTCTTGGCCCTTGGATATCTTTTTGGCGGTTGATAAAGCTGACATTGGGTTTCCTTTGGGTTTTCGATTGCAATGCCCAAATTTTAGGCCAGAATCCTTTAACTCGCTATGATTAAAGCAACGCTTTTGGCACCAAGTGCTCGTCTAATGTTGGCAACTCAGACATTGAGTTAACTTCTTTCGACGCCTTCCGAATCATTAAGATGTGCTAAAAAATGGCTTAAAAATACGGTTTATTCATATAAATCAATGACTTAAAAGATTTTTGCTGTGCTCTACGTACTCCGTGGTCCTGTGATTCTGTGCTCCTTAGTTATCCTGTGCCCGCCCGGGGCGGGCACAGGATGCAGCCCGATTACCTTAATGCGCACGCAAATCACCCCTGAAACAGCTCAATGGCGCGCGTGTGCGGGCAAAAGCGCCGTCCCCTGAGAAAAACACCCCCCTGCGGCGGTATGAACCTACATGACCGCCCCAAAACGCACCCCACCACCAACCCCGCCCGCCGAGCCAAGCCCGATGGCCGTCATTGGCGCAATCCTGGCCCAGGGCGCAATTCGCCTTCTGGACCGCCAAAAGCGCGAAGCTCAACTTGCTAACCGTACCGAAGAGAGCGTTCATGCAGGTGTTTTGACTACCAAGGACAACACCCATGAATGACTCACTCGTTGCACGCGTTGCAGCCCTCAAGACCTCGCCCACCCCGGATCTCAAGCAGATGTGGCGGGAAATGTTTCTGACCGAACCACCGCCGTTTAACCGGCGCTTCCTTGAAACGCGTCTGGCTTACCGGATCCAGGAGTTGGCCCTTGGCGGGCTGCGGCGCGAGACCATCAAGCGCCTGGAGAAACTGGGCGAACAACTCGACGGTGGCAAACCGGATGTGCGCCGCCGCCGAACTGACGGCAGGCCCCTTGCCGGAACCCGGCTGATTCGTGAGTGGGACGGACAGCGCCACGAGGTGGTGGTGCACGTCGATGACTTTGAATACGCAGGCCAACGCTATAGGTCCATCTCGCGCATTGCCATGGTGATCACTGGCACCAACCGAAACGGCTGGACCTTCTTTGGCATGTCTGCTGGAAGGAGCATCTGATGACCGCCACCCCTAAAGTCCTGTGCGCTATCTACACGCGCAAGTCCACCGAAGAAGGCTTGGACCAAAACTTCAACTCGCTGGACGCCCAGCACGACGCCTGCGCCAATTACATTGCCAGCCAAAAGTCTGAGGGCTGGATGATGCTCAAAGACCGGTACGACGACGGCGGCTTTTCCGGCGGCACGCTTGAGCGCCCGGCCATTAAGCGCCTGCTCGAAGACGTCCGTAAGGGCTTGGTGAACACCATCGTGGTCTACAAGATCGATCGGTTATCACGGTCGCTTGCCGACTTTGCCAAACTGGTCGAACTGTTTGATCAGTACAAGGTGACCTTTGTGTCGGTCACCCAGTCCTTCAACACCACCACCTCCATGGGGCGGTTGACGCTCAACATCCTGCTGTCCTTTGCACAGTTTGAACGCGAACTGTCCGGAGAGCGGGTACGCGACAAGATCGCAGCCTCCCGCAAGCGAGGCATCTGGATGGGCGGTATGCCCGCCCTGGGCTATGACGTGGTGGAGCGCAAGCTGGTGGCCAATCCGCACGAGTCGGCCATCATCCAAGAGATGTTCTCCCGCTTTGCTGCGACGCCATCAATGTCCACCATCGTCAAAGACCTGCGCAAACGCGGCGTCACCTCCAAGTCCTGGACAACTTCCAAGGGCGTCGAACGCCAAGGCAAGCTGATCACCAAGGGCGCGGTCTACAAGATTTTCAGCAACCCGGTCTACATTGGCATTGCGGCCTACAAGGGACAGCACTTCCCTGGCGAGCACGACGGCATCATCACCCAGGAGCTTTGGGACACGGTGCAGACGCACCTTAAAAACGGCACACCAATGAACAAGGGCAGGCTGGCCGGACGTGGCAGCGCGCCATCCCTACTGCGTGGCCTGCTGTTTTCTGAGCAAGGTCGGGCCTTCACGCCGGGCTGGACGCGCAAGCAGAACAAGACCTACCGCTATTACATCAACACCGACTCGATCAAGATCGGCAAGGAAAGCTGCGACATCTGCCGCATCCCCGCCGGTGAGATCGAACAGGTGGTGGTTGAAAAGATGCGGGGCATCCTGCGCTCACCTGAGGTGCTGGCCCACGCGGTGCGTGAAGTCAACACACAGCGCCCCACGGTGGAAGAAACGCATGCTGTTGGCGCATTGCAGTCCATCGACGCGATCTGGGAGGAGTTGTTTCCGGCTGAGCAGGCCAAGGTCCTTCACACCCTGGTTGAGCGCATCACGGTGCGCAAAAGCGGCATCACCATCAAGTGGCACGACAAGGGTTGGAACAAACTGTTGCTTGACACACTTGAACCACAAAAAGAACTGGTGGCAGCATGA